AAAGATGCTAAAGATAAAGAAGAACAAGGTGTTATAAATGATGAGGAAGCCAACAGACGCGCTGCTATGAAGGCTTATGTAGCCGCTAATGCTACTAATAAGAGTGTTGTTTTGGGGAAATCAGTATACGATCCTCCGCAAAATCAAAAGTTGGCCCGCGGTGGAGTCATAACTAAACCCGATGAAAATACTTCTCAGGCTGAAATTAATAGACTGGGTAAAAATAATAGTGATACTAAAACAGCAACTAGTTCTATAGCCGGTGAACAATCAGGAATAACAGCAGATCAAATTGCTAATCATCCCGCATACAAAAAGGCATTCGCGGAAGAAATGGCTGGTCCATTTGGTAAAGGTGCAGGCGCAGCACAAGCAGCGCACAAGGTTGCTGAAGCTGCGGCGCGTGAAGCGATGTTACGAGAAACTAAACCTCAAAAGTTAGCACGTGGCGGAGTCATAACTAACAGTCCATTCGGCACTAATGTTACTCTAGGAGACGGCCCCGCTGGACATAAAGAAGCAGCAATCCCTCTGGACCCGTCATCAATTGTTCATAAGTTGATTCAACCCGGTAGTGCTGATGAATTAAATAAACCTATTGCACCAGTGGCCCCTACTATTGTAAATCCTGTCGCTGACACTGATAATCAGTTGACAAAACAGTTGATTGATATGCTCTCTCAAAAGTTGGATTCGGTCGTAAATAGATTGGAGACGGGCAATGATACCCAAGAGAAATTATTAATGTATTCTAGGTCTTAACACTAAATAGCATATGACTTATAAAAAGCGGTTCTCCGGTGTAAACACAACAGGCTCTCAAAGCCCGATATCTGGTGCTAACAGCAACCGAGGTGCTTGGAACGGCAATCCAGCCGAAGCGGGCACCTTTAACAACGATAATTTCGGGTATAAAAACTACGGCAGCAGATTACCTGAAGTTTACGTTGGTCACCCTAATCGTATTGAACGATACAATCAATATGAAATGATGGATATTGATGCTGAAATCAATGCTTGTTTGGATATTATCGCTGAATTTTGCACTCAGACAAATGAACACAACAAGACACCATTCAATTTAGTGTTTTCTGAAGATCCAACCCCGCATGAAATTGAATTACTGAAGAAACAACTTCAGCAATGGTGTAAACTAAACGAGTTCGACTCTCGCGCCTTCAAGGTATTTCGTAATACAGTGAAGTATGGTGATCAAGTGTTTGTTCGTGACCCAGAAAACTTCAAGTTATACTGGGTTGACATGACTAAAGTTATCAAGGTCATCGTGAACGAAAGCGAAGGTAAAGTGCCTGAGCAATATGTTATTAAAGATATAAACATCAACCTTGAGAATCTATCAGTTGCTCAAAAGAATAACACAGACTTTGCTGCGAACCCGGCGACAGGTTCAGGTGGCACAGGTGGTGGTAGCGTCAGCGCAGGTTACACAATCCCTAACACTGCTACAACAGCAGGCAGATTCACCTTAGGTATTCAAGAGTCTGCGATTGATGCGAAGCACGTGGTTCACTTGAGTCTTACTGAGGGGCTTGACCGCTTCTGGCCGTTTGGTCAGTCAATTCTGGAAAACATCTTCAAGGTCTTCAAACAGAAAGAACTTCTGGAAGATGCTGTGCTTATCTATCGTGTTCAACGTGCTCCGGAGCGCAGAATCTTTAAGATTGACGTTGGCAACATGCCAAGTCACATGGCTATGGCATTCGTTGAACGAGTAAAGAATGAAATTCATCAACGCAGAATCCCTTCTGTTCACGGTGGACAATCAATTCTTGATGCTACATATAACCCGATGAGTATTAATGAAGATTATTTCTTCCCGACTACCGCTGAAGGCAGAGGTAGCAGTGTTGAAACGCTACCAGGTGGACAAAATCTAGGTGAGATTGACGATTTGCGTTACTTCAACAACAGATTAGCACGGGGTCTACGTATTCCAAGTTCATATTTACCAACTGGTCCTGATGACAGCGAACGAATTATGGGTGATGGTAAGGTCGGAACAGCAATGATTCAAGAGTTTCGGTTCAATCAATATTGCGAACGCCTTCAGAACTACATCAGCAGAAAACTTGATGAAGAATTTAAGTTGTTTCTACGCTGGAGAGGTTTAAACATTGATAGTGGGCTGTTCACTCTCAAGTTTAATGAACCCCAGAATTTCGCTTCGTATCGTCAATCAGAACTCGACACATCACGGGTCTCAACCTTTTCAACGATTGAAGCATTCCCTTATATGTCTAAACGCTTTGCGCTTGAACGATTCCTCGGATTAACTGAAGAAGAAATTAACAAGAACGAAAAACTATGGCGTGAAGAAAATCATAAAGATGTTGATGTTGAACCCCAGGGATCAGATTTACGAAGTGTTGGGATATCAACTGGTGACATGGAATCAGACACACAATCAGCAGAAGACATGGAAGCACCACCAGAAGAGCCAGGTATGGAGCAAGCTCCTGCTGTCGTAGGCTCATCACCTGCAGGTGCCCCTGCCCCAGGTGGAGCCCCAGGTGGCGCAGGAATGTAACAAAGATAAATAGATATATGAAGTTACTGGAGATGTTTGACGCGCCTGTTGAAGGCTATCAAGATGTTGCGACTGACAACTCTAAACCAAAGTGGAAAGAATCCCGCAAGACTAAACTCACTTTGCGTCAAATCAGAAAACTCAGAAAAATGATGGATGTTCGAAATTACGAGAAAAAAGAATATCTGAAAAAAGTTCACGATCAATACTCTGTCCCAGCAGAGGGCGGCGAGGGCGGCGGAATGCCTTCGTTATAATCAAAAAATCTTCAAAAGTATTAAAAATACGCACTTATTGCGTCATTTAAATGACTATGCTATAAATAAATCTAGCAAAGCCATTAACACTTAGGAGATACCCAATGGACAACAAAAAGTTTGAACAACTCATTCAGTTAATTACTAATGAGAATGAGGAACAAGCCCGCGCACTATTTCACGACATCGTTGTTGAAAAGTCCCGCGAAATTTATGAATCAATGATGGACGAAGAACACCTCGGCGGTCAAGTCGGTGATCTACAAGACGAAATTGAATCAGAAGAACAAGGCATGACCGAAGAAGATGAAGACGGTTTCGATGACCTCGGCGACGAGGGCGGCGAAGAAGAAATTTCTCTCGACGGCGACGAAGAGGATTTCGGCGGCGAAGAAGGTGACTTCGGAGCAGAAGGCGGCGAAGAAGGTCTTGAAGATCGCGTTGTTTCTCTTGAAGATAAACTAGACGAATTAATGGCCGAGTTCGAAGAACTCATGGCTGCTGAGGAAGATGAACCTGAACACGCTGATGATTTCGGCGGTGAAGAAGACATGGGCGATGAAGAAGGTGCTGAAGACATGGGCGGCGAAGAAGACTTCGGTGCTGACGAAGAAGAAGGTGCTATGATGGAAGCTGTTCAGTTGAAACAGGTCGGCGGAAGCACTTACAATAAGTTCGGTACTATGGGCGACAATGGCGCTCAAACTAAGAGCCCGGCACTTACTAAACCGAAGGTCGTTTCAACTGGTGCTAAGCCTGTTAACGTAACTGGCTCTTCAGAATCAGTTCCGACTAGTCCTAAAGCTCCAAGCAACGCTTATACAAAGGGCGAAACACAAGTCAAGGGCGCTGGAAACTTCAAAAATTCTCCAGGTCAAAATGCAGGTAAGACTTCTTTCAAGGAAAAAGTATCAGGTGGTTTCGGAACAAAGACTCCACAAGGTAAAGAAGTCGGCGCAGGCGGCAGCGTAGCACAAAACGACAAGAGCATTGTCGGCGAGTCTCGCAAACGTAAGTAATTAAGTGTAATGGCTTACCTTAAGGAAAACTTAACATTCGACCGCGCCGGTATGGTGCTCGAATCCGTTAAGGAAGATGGCGACAAAAAGTCCCTTTATATGAAGGGGATTTTTATCCAGGGCGGGATTAAGAACGCAAACGAGCGTATCTATCCCGTCTCTGAGATTGAGTCGGCTGTCAACACTCTTAATGAGCAAATTACCACAGGCTATTCCGTTCTAGGTGAAGTAGATCACCCAGATGATTTGAAAATCAACCTTGACCGTGTTTCACATATGATCACTCAGATGTGGATGGACGGTGCAAATGGTTTCGGAAAGCTAAAGATTCTACCAACTCCAATGGGTCAGTTAGTAACGACCATGTTAGAGGCTGGTGTCAAACTTGGTGTGTCTAGCAGAGGTAGCGGAAACGTTAACGAAGCTGACGGCCGTGTCAGTGATTTCGAGATAATCACTGTTGATGTTGTTGCACAACCTAGTGCGCCTAACGCATATCCTAAAGCAATTTACGAAGGTATGATGAACATGAAATATGGTCATAAGACTTTACAGATCGCCAAAGAAGCGCAAGACAACAAAAAAGTACAGAAGTATCTACAGGACGAAGTGGTTCGTCTTATTAGAGACCTCAAATTATAAAGGGGAAGTTAATGATTGATAAAGCATTACAACCATTACTTGACGGCGGACTAATCAACGAAGATGTCTCCCAGGCTATTAATGAAGCATGGGAAGCAAAGTTGGTCGAAGCCAAAGAACAAGTACGTGCAGAACTCAGAGAAGAATTTGCCGGCAGGTACGAACATGATCGTGGTGTGTTGGTAGAAGCCCTTGATAAAATGGTTACATCTGGTCTGACTGATG